TGAAGGTATATGAGTGGTTAGGTGATGCAGGAGATATGGTTATTGAACCGATACTTGTACCTGTAGATGTTTACATGGATAAGCTATCAATCACAGTAGCAGGGGGAGACTTACCAGATATCATAAACATAGGCAATCAGGATCTATTCCATGAATCATACACACCGGATTTTGCACTTGCAAAAGACATAGGTACAAAAGGTTTATTAGTTCCATTATCTGATAACTTAGATAAACTTCCACATTATAAATTATGGTTAGACAAATACGAGGAATACAAAGGTGGTATTACATCACCAGACGGTAAAATCTATTTCGCATCAGTGGTTAGAAGCTATAACCCGACATCAAGTTTGGGAGGAGTGATCCGAAGCGATCTTGCAGATACGATGAATTTTGAAACATTTGACGATCTGTATAATACACTGAAAGCTATGCAAGATAAGGCAGACACACCAATATGGACTAACAGAAACGGCATACTGGATTTAAACTTGTTATCATATAGTTTCGGAACTTCATTGATTGAATTTCCATACTATGACCAATATGCAGAAACATTTGTTAATCCGGTAGCAACACAGAATTTCAAAGATGCTATATTGTTCTTAAAGAAATTAGTCGATGAAGGAATATTAACACCTGAATGGTCGGCATATCCTGAACCACAATGGTACGCAGATGCAAAAGCAGGAGATTGTCAGTTCTGGGTAGATAATATGATGAACGCTCCAACACATAATAACGGCTTAAAGGAAAATGGACTATCAGGACAGTTTGAAGCATTTGTACCTCCAATGTATAACGGCAAGTTTTACGGCTGGGCAGGTAAGAGCAGATTCAGTACCACTGGTTCTGTTGTGAGTGCAAAGACAGAGTTACTCGATAATATTCTTGCTATGTTAGACTGGACGTACGACACAGCAGCATCACATGATAAATTGTATTGGGGTGAAGAAGGAATCACCACTAAACAGTTAGCATCAGGTGAATTTGGTAACACTGAGAAGGGCGTACAAAAAACCGATGCTTTCAAAAATATAATTACCGAGATATACGGAGTAGGCGAAAATAGTAACTGGATGAAAGTATTTACAGATGTCGAATACTATAATGACAGATGGTATGACGGAGCAAGATTGTGGGCTAAACATGGTAAGGTATACGGCGATAATGTTTATACCTATTCAATCCCTTCTGTAGCACTTGACGAGGCAGACAGCGAAACATTCAAAGAAATTGCAACACCGTTAAATACCTTTATTACAGAAAATGTAACAAACTTCATAAACGGTAAAACACATATGGATAATTTTGACGCATTCGTGATTGAGGTTGAGGATATGGGCATTCAAACATTAGTGGATATGTATAACAAATAGGGAGATATCATGAAAGTAGATACTATATATTATACTGTAAAAGCTAATACTGATAAGGTGATAAGCCCGATACTGATACCCATAAATCCGGCAAGTATGTTTGTATTGAGAGCGTTATTGAAAGCTAAATGGCATATGGATAAGTTTGAAAAGGGTATGGATAGTATAAAACATTTGGCAAGGTAATAACAAATAGAACTGAAAATATGCTGATATAAATTATTTGGAAGATAATCCATTTTATAAAAAAATGTGATTGCGAAGGTTCGAATCCCTCTATCAGCATAACAGAATAGGAGGGCAGCTGTTATGGTTGCCCTTTAATTATAAAGTAGGTGAATGAGATATGGCAGGCAAAAATAAAGGTGGTAGTCCAATAACTATCGATAGGGCTAAATTGATAGAAGAATTTAAAACATTTGTAGAAGTGGAAGACTACCCACATATTAACGCTTTTTGTTTACAATGCTTTGATGGAGAAGGAATAGCACGTAGTAGATTATACAATTTATGTAAAGAATACAAAGAGTTAGAGGACACTAAAAAAAAGGCGTTGATGAAACAACAGCTATATTTAGAAAAAGGTGGTCTGAAAGGTGAACTTAATAGTACTATGAGTATCTTTATATTAAAACAACCTTGTCATGGTTACACTGATAAACAAACAGTTGAGAACATAGGCGAGCAAACGATATATGTTGATATAGTTGACGAAGATTCGGAGGAGTAGGAAATGAAACGATACATAACCGTTGAGCAGTTGAGGGGAGTTAAAATAGAAACATTATCAAAATACTTTAAATATAAAGAAAAACAAACATTTTTGTATGAACACGAAATATGTAGAGATTATTTCACTATCGGAAGAATGATTGAATACTTGGGTGATTGGCTTGAATCTATCTACATCATGGGTAATGCCTACCGTGTAGCAATAGAAATACCACAAGGAACACACACTCTTGATAAGGGTCATGCATGGTCTTGCTATGAATTGTGTGATTCACTATGGAAAGCCGTTAAAGAAAAAATAGAACTTGAGTATAATGTCAGTGATTAATCTACAGATAAACAGTAAAATTTTTAACAAATGCTATCTGAATTATTTGAATACGGAAACACCATTCCAGATATTTTACGGTGGTAGTTCATCAGGTAAATCTGTGTTCATGGCTCAACGGTGTATAATAGATATGGCAAGAGGCGGTCATAATTATTTATGTGTTAGGAATGTTCAAAAGACTATTCACAATAGTATGTTTAATGAGATATGCAAGACCATCACCAGATTCGGTCTAACTAAGTTTTTTAAGGTCAATAGATCTGATTTAAAGATAACATGTGATAATGGCTATCAGATTCTATTTGCAGGCTTAGATGACGTAGAGAAGGTCAAGAGTATCACTCCGGTCAAGGGTGTACTAACAGACATATGGATAGAAGAAGCCACAGAGGTCGGTCAGAACGATGTCAGACAGCTACAGAGAAGGTTAAGAGGTAAGGCAAAGGTAGCAAAGCGTATTATGTTGAGTTTTAACCCGATATTACAAAGCCATTGGATATTTACCGAATATTTCAAAGGCTGGGATGATAGCAAGAACTCATATGCTGATGGTAAGGTAAGTATCTTGAAAACCACATATAAGGACAATCTCAGATTCTTAGATAAAGGCGATATTGCATTGTTGGAAGATGAAACAGATAAGTATTACTATGAGGTTTATACACTCGGTAATTGGGGAGTATTGGGTAATATCATATTCAGAGATTGGGTAATGCGAGACTTGACAGAAGAAATGAAATCCTTTGATAAGTTCAGGAACGGCATTGACTTTGGTTTCTCTGAACCTGCTGCAATAATACGGTCACACTATAACAGCAATACCAAAGATTTGTTTATATGTGATGAGGCATATGGCAGGGAGATGTCTAACGAGGATTTATACAGAGAAGGTACAGAGATGTTCGGTAAAGAGTATGTTGTCTGTGATAGTGCAGAACCTAAGAGTATAGCCCGATTGCGTAAGTTAGGTATGAATGCCTTGAAAGCAAAGAAGGGCAAGGACAGCGTTAATTTCGGTGTTGATTGGTTACGTGACCAGAACATCATTATCAATACATCATGCCAGAACTTCAAAAACGAAGTACAGCAGTATAAACGGCGAGAAGATAAAGATGGTAATGTATTGCGTGATCCGGTAGACAAGTTCAATCACCTGATCGATGCACTACGATACGCATACGAAGATGAAATGACAAGCAGGAAAATGACAGCGGCTAAGGCGTTTATGTAAGGGGAGATAATAAGTTATGTTGAAGGATGTTTACAAAGATAAATCATGTGCATATTGCAAACATAGGGTGGAAGATTATAGGGATTGCTTTTTACCACGACAAAACCCTGTTGATTATAACTTTAAGCCGATTCAAGTTACATCACCAGAACAAACCTGTTCTAAACTCGACGTACAACTGTATTATACAATAGATGGTGAGATTCAGAGATATGAAGATGATAATAACGATAAATGTTTTGAAAATAGAGGGTGAGTGATATGCTGAATATGGAATGGATAATAGAGAAAATCAGAACAGATGGCGAAAGCATTATGTCAGAGGTATTATCTGATTTAATAAAGGATCATCAGGCAAAAAAAGATAAGATGATATCGAACTATAAGAGGTATCAGGCATCAGAAGATCCTGATGGTGTTCCTATATTCTCAAGAACGTTTGATGATAAGTCAAAGATAAACAGGCAGGATAATAACGCTTTTGATACTGATATTATTGATGTTAAGCTGGGGTATATGGTAGGTAACCCTATTATATATCAGTTAGGCAAAGAGAAGTATATAACACCTGCTGATGAAGCAGATATATTTGACGAAAAGCGTTATGCACTCGATTATAGTGTTATAGGCGATTTTAATATTAGAAATGATACAGATGATTTAGACGGTGAAACATTGAAGTTAGCATCTATATGCGGTTATGGTGCAAGGCTGTTATACATAGATACAGAGGGCAATGAACGAGTTAAAAACATCGAACCATGGGAATGTATCTTTATCAATGACGGCTCATTGAACGAAGCACAGTATTCAATGCGGTACTATGAAATTACAGTAGGAACAAATAAGTTTTATTATGTTGAGTGGTACGATGATAAATTTGTAACATATTATATTACAGAGGCAGATATCAACGATACCGAAGGCACTCAAATGTTGTTCATACCATATGAGCGAGATGGCAATTTCCAGATACCTCATATGTTTGGCGGCAATCCATTATATGAGTTTCTAAACAATGAAGAAGAACAGGGCGATTGCGATAAGGTATATAAGCTGATTGATGATTATGACTTTGCGTTATCTGATGTAGCATCGGAAATAGAGCAGTTCAGATTGGCGTATATGGCGTTTTACGGTATAGTTCCCGATGCAGATGTTATTGAAGCAGCAAAGAAAACAGGTGCGTTTGGCATGCCTGACACCGATTCAAAGATTGAGTTTGTAACAAAGGATTTAAATGACGATGTAGTCGAACACCATCTTGATAGATTAGATAAGAATATATACAGGTTCGCTAAGTCGGTAAATTTCGATGATGAAGCATTCGGCAGTAATGTATCAGGCATTGCAATGAAATTTAAAATGTTCGGGTTAGAAAGTAAATGTATTATATCAGAACGTAAATTTAACACAGCCCTGAGAAACCAATATAAGCTACTAACACCTGTATGGAAAGCTAAGGGTACAGATATAGACTATCTCGATATGAACTTCATATGGACACGTAACTTCCCATTGAACCTACTTGACGAAGCACAGACAGCACAGCTAATGAAGGGTATATTCCCTGATGAAATAATATACGGTTTAATGAGTTTCATTGACGATCCCGACAAGGTTATTATACAGATGGCAGCACAGAATGAGAGTATGATTGATATGGATGCACCGTTAGAGGTTGAGGAGCAGGAGGAAGAAGAATAGTTTTATTTGGAGGTAAATAGAACAATGTTAAATGATGATAAAATGGGAGTATATCAGATATTAAATATTAAGAATAGATATAGATATATAGGGGCAACAGGCAGGACATTAAAACTGATATGGTGTGTGACAAGAAGTCATCTAAGAGCAGGTACACATAAAAATGAATACCTACAAGAGGCTTATAATAAATACGGCGAAGAATGTTTTAAATTTGAGATTTTAGAAGTAATAAAAATGAGAGAAAGTTGTGTTGTAGCAAAACAAAAATGGTTAGACAAATTGAATCCTGAATACAATATTGTTAGGCTTGTAGGTAAAAATGTAGGGCAGAGACATACAGAAAAAGCAAAACAACATATGAGTAATGCACAGAAAAATACTTGTGTAGAAAAGAGAAGAAACGGCGAGATGATGACTACAAGAGAGGCTGTGGAAAATAAGAAGGAATATGCGAAAAAATATCAACCAGAATACAACACAATTCACAAAGAACATATAACGACACGCGGTAAAAAATATCGAGAAACCCACAAAGAAGAAAGAGCGATATACGATAAAAAATACTATGCAAGCAACAAAGAACATATATTAGAATACAAGAAAGAGTATCAAAAAACATACAGAGCAAAAAAGAAACTCGAAAAACAACAGGTGATGCAATGCCTAATGACAAAGTAAATTGGATTGATGCGATTAATAATCCGCCAGATAAACAACACAGCCCATATCTGTGTTATGTAAAACATACATCAGAAACTTTATATATTAATGAAGAGTGGAAAGGTGTAAATTATGATAATACTACTTATAGCTGCATAGTAGGGTATTATAGCAAAAAGTATGGATGGATAGATGGATGGTGCAATAAGCAGGATATAATTTTTTATATGGAGTTACCAAAAGCACCTGAAGGATATGAAAAACCACAACCATTAAAAATACCCTCTAACGTGGTTGAAATGTTTAAACATAGGTAGGTGATGAATAATGTCAATAACAAGCGATTTGAACGATGCTGATAAAGCAGCAGCACGAAGATTAAAGTTTATCGAAAGACAGACACGTAATAATTACAAGAAGTCATACAAACAGATTAGGAGTATCTTTGCAGAGGCAACTGCTAAATATGAGGTAGGCGGTAAGCTGACATATGCCGAGATGGTGAAGTATGACAGATTAAAACGTATGGAAAAAGAGATGCAGAAGGAACTAACATCACTATACGCAAAGGATCATAGACTGCTTGTGAACGGTATGACAGTAGACTACAAAGACGAGTATTTCAGAACAGGGTATGCATTAGAAAAGGATATACAGGCTAAGTTATCTTATATACCGATAGATGAGGCACGTATCACAGCAGCTATACAAAACCCGATTGATGGTCTGACATTGGATGATAGGTTTAAGCGAGATAGAGCAAATATAATCAGCAAGACTAATCAGGAAATCACAAGGTCATTAATCAATGGTGATAGTTATGGTAAGACAATGAAAGCAATCAAGGGCTTATATGCAGGTGATGCAGCTAAAGCTATAAAAATAGCAAATACTGAGACACATCGTATTAATAATATAGGCAGGTTTGCAAGTCTCGAACACGCTGATAAGTTGGGGGTGAAAACTGAAAAGATATGGGTTGCTACGTTAGATAGCAGGACAAGGTCGGCACATCAAAGCCTTGATGGCACAGGTGTTAGTATGACAGAGAATTTTACAAGCAGTAACGGCGGTTCAGGGCTATATCCCGGCAGTTTAGGCACAGCAGCGGATGATATTAATTGTCGTTGTACATTTAGGGTAGAAGTAGCAGGAATCAAGCCAGAGTTTAGAAGGGCAAGAGGCGAAGGAATAATACCATACACGAATTACAAAGATTGGGCGGAGGCTCATAAATTAGCGGAGGTAGCATAATGGCACTAATAAAAAGCATGATGTTGGTAACATTCGAGAAAGGCGATACAGTAAAGCAAAAAAATAACCTGAAAAAGCTATTTGAAGATAAAGGGTTCAAAATAATTCATGAGGTCAAAATGCAGAAAACAAATGTCGTGAAAGAATGGGTTATGATGGGTGCTATTCAATATGGCACATTTGAAAGCATGGATATTAAAACAGGTGTCGGCAAACTACCGGAAGATATCAAACCAGCCTTTGGATTCAATCCAGCAGGAGGTAATGAATGAAAATTGCTGCACTAATACAGGCGAAAGGTACAAGCACAAGAGTACACCTAAAAAATAGACGTGTTGTCGCTGGTAAATCATTAGTAGAGTGGGCTATAGATATCGGTATGCAGTCAAAGTACATTGATGAGGTTTTTGTTAGCACTGAGTGTGATATAATACAATCAATGGCAGCAAAGGCAGGTGCTATTCCGATTGATAGACCACATCAATTAATATTACCTAAGTCAGGCGGAGGTGCAACACAAATACATGCATTAAAAGAAATGATGCAGTTTGATGATTATGACTATGTGGTAAATTTATGGTGTACATCGCCATTAGTGCAAAGTTGGCAGGTAGATGACGCAATAGAGAAGTTCACTAATCAGGAGTATACAAAGCAATTAACAGCAGTTACAAAGGTAAAAAGCACAGAATTAATACATATTCAATTTGTCGATATTAGGAGTGAATTGTTATTAAGTCCGTTTGGTGCTGCTGGTCTTCCTGTTCATTATCTTATGATGCCGACAGTAAGAACTAACGGAGCATTCGGAATATATAACCCGAATGTAATTGATTACAGCAAGTTACCGGATATCACAGAAGATATGACGTTTGAATATGTGGATGCCTTATATGCAGGTGCTTGTGAGGAATTTCAAAAGGATATCAATAAAACATACGGCTATGAGATTGACGATATATCGGGATGGGATATCGACACAGAAGATGATATATTACTGGCAGAATATTTCTTGACACTACGGAAATCAAATGGAGGTAAAGATGAATAAGGCAGGATATGAGGCACAGACAGAAGCAGTAAAAGAGAAGATAGCACAGGAGGATTTACAGCACGCACTTGATAAACAGAGGACAGCATCAGCCGAAGAAATGAAACAAGCAAGGTTGGCAAGACCACATGTAACAATACCTGATAGGGAAAGAATAACCAGGACTCAGGTCAATAACGGATATTTTGACGATACAGAGTTAGATGATTACACCTTTGAATCAATGGGATTAGATGAAACTGAAAGGGATTACGTTATCGGATTGATGAAAGATAGAAAAAAGCAAATGAAATTAGAATGGGCTGAAACTCCACCAAATGAGCCGAGGGAATTCGGCGAGATTGCAAAGGTGTATGATAGCGAGGTAATAGCCAGCTCGATGATTGAGGGGGAAGTTCCTGATACAATCCAATTTAGCAACTTCCTAATCGATGGTTCGGTAGATGATGAGGCACTCAAGATCATAAGGACAAAGGCAAAGAAACAATTAGATGAAGCCAGAGCAAAGCTATACAAAACAAAGGTCAAGAAGGTCGCTATAGTAGGCACAGCTATGACGTATAAAAATGCACCTTATGACGATCCATCATGGGAGATTTGGGGATTGAATGACCACTGGAATAACTTACCGAGAGCGACACGATGGTTCGAAGCTAACAATGCAGCGTGCAGGATAGCCAAAGTATCTCATAAACCAGATATGTTACGTGTTGATTGGTTGAAAAAGTGTCCGATACCTGTGTACATGGAAGAACATTACGACGATATCCCGATGTCGGTCAAATATCCATATGATGAAGTAAATGATTTTATATGTGATTTAGACGAATCGGGCAGAGACTATTTCACCAATTCGGTATCATTTATGATAGCACTTGCTATATACGAGGGATTTGATGAGATATCATTATATGGTGTTGATATGGCGGTAGGCTCAGAGTATGAGAAGCAAAGACCATCGTGTGAATTTTGGGTAGGTCTTGCAAAGGGTAGAGGTATCAAAGTATACATACCTGATAATTCAGATTTGTTAAAAACAATGGTTGTATATGGCAGGAGTACAAAGATAGAACCGTTTATTATGAAGATGAATGACCGTAAGGCATTTCAGGAAGGGCAGGTTGCCAATATCAATGCAGAGATAGCAAAGGCACAGAATAACATACAACAGCTTACAGCAACCAAATTCCAATATCAAGGCTCATTGGCTGATATAGACCAGACACTAAAAGTTTGGGGGATGCTGTAATATGAAAATACACAAACGACAGAAATGTCCTAAGTGTGGCAGATTTATATTCAACGCAAATATTGAATTGCCATTTGAGATTAAAAGCACAGGTGCAGTTATCATGGCAGTGAGTATGGATATTAACTGTGGTCATTGCCATGAATCCAATGTATATAAAATAAATATGAATGTTGCTGAACCGATAAGAATTGACAAATAAAATTAAAGTGTTATAATGTTAAGTGAATAATTAAATAATAACACAGACGCCATTTTGGAGCGTTCCTCATTAGCAGTGGGGGATGCTCCTTTATTTTTGGAAAAAATTAATAAAAGACTTTGAGGCGAGTACTCAAAGGCAAAGGGAGTATCATAATGGAATTTAAAGAAGTACAGAAGTATCTAAAAGACAATGCAGGAACGGATGAAGTCAAGAACTATATCAAAGGTTTAACAACAGTTGATAGCGTGAATGAGTTTCTAAATTCAGATGCAGGTATCAAGGTAATGCAGCCGAGACTTGACAGCAATTTTACTAAGGGATTGGAAACATGGAAAACTAATAATTTAGATAAGATTACAAGTGCAGAGGTTGAGAAGGTTATCAAGGCAAAATATCCGGAAGAAACAGAAGCAGACAAACGGCTTAGAAAGCTTGAACTTGATTTGACAACAGAAACAGGCAAACGTATACAGGCTGAAATGTTGATGAGTGCTACAGCAGATGCAAATACAAAAGGCTTACCGATAGGACTAACAAAGTATTTTGTAGGTAAAGATGCGGAAGGTACAAAGGCAGGTTTATTGGATTTTGAAACATCATGGAAAGGTGCATTGAAATCAGCTATTGAAAATGAGTTCAAGAAGAATGGCAGAAGCCCGGACAGTGGTTTGCAGAAAGAAAAGGAAAAACAGGGCTTGTATACATTTGCACAAGTGGACAAGATGTCACAAGCAGAAGTGACCAAGAATTTGGATAAGGTCTTGCTGTCACAAAAATCATGGTAAAAAGGGAAGGTGAAATTTAATGTCATTAAACAATTTTATTCCAACAATTTGGAGTGCACAAATCCTAAAAACATTTGAGACTTCTCATGTTTTAGCGTCACTCACAAATAGGAATTATACAGGTGAAATTACAGGACAGGGCGATACAGTTAAAATAAATTCAATCGGTAAAATTTCAGTATCGACATATACTAAAAATAGCACATCAATATCACCGGAAGAATTGCAAGTAGCACAGACAGTATTATTAATCGACAAAGCGGATTATTTCGCATTTCAGGTTGATGATGTTGACGCAGTACAGGCAAATGTTACGGTAATGAGCGAGGCTATGGAGATAGCAGCTTATGAAATGTCCGATTCGGTTGATGTCGCTATTGGTTTGTTATATAGCCAAGCAGCACATACAGTAACCGATGCAACATTTGATGCATCACTTGCATTGAATACTATTGCAGAAGCTAAACAGAAATTGAATGAAGCGGGAGTTCCAAGAAACGGCAGATGGTTAGCATTGCCACCTTGGGCTATAACAAAATTAGTATTAGCAAAGATATTGGAAACAGAAGGATCAGTTGATGCTAATTCAGAGTTTGCCAATGGCTTTGTAGGTCGTATCATGGGCTTCGATGTTTATGAATCAATGGGATTATATCAGACAGGTACAGCACCGGATTATACTACTTACGCTATGGCAGGAGTACCACAGGCAATAACCTACGCAGAGCAGCTAACATCAGTTGAAGCATACAGACCTGAAACTGGATTTACTGACGCTATGAAGGGCTTGCACGTATATGGTATGAAAGTAGTACAGCCACAGGGATTAGTTCAGTTAGTATTAACATATGCAGCAGAAACAACCTAATATTCATAACCTGAATATTGATAAATTATATAAACAAGGGAGTGAATTATAATGGCAGCAATTACACCGGCAAAAATGGTTAGAGATTCATATGTAGTGTTCTCACCTACAGCGTTCACATCGGCAGCAGCAACATATACATTTGACCAACCTAATGACGATAAATTCTTTTTATATGTGGAATTGAACAGTACCACATCGGGTGACGATGCAATATTCACTATTGCAGCAGGCTCAACAGTAATGGCATTCCGTAGGGGTTTGGGTGCATTAGCAGTAACCCTAACATCTACCGGAACAGTAACTTACAGAAAGCTAATCGGGCCTCTTGAGAGTTCCAGATTCATGCAGAGTACAGGTAATATTTCAGTGGCAATTACATCATCCGGCACAGGTATAGCAGGATTCATAGGCGTTGCAAAAATGCCTTACGTATAGAACTAAACAAGGGGTGAAATAAGATGGCAGAGTCAGCACCTTTACTAATACAAGTTAAAAATTTACGAACAGCTATTGATGCGATGGAAGGTCAGAATTATGTTGACGGCTCTACCGTTGGCAGTGAAATATCTTTTGCATATCCGACATCATCGGTTGTTAGTACATTAGTCACAGCATCGATAGCACAACCAACAGGTGACATATTTAAAACACATGCTGCCTACATTGACAATCCATCAACAGTAACGGATTTAACAATGACGTTCTATGATGCATTCAGTACATCAAGTACACTATATGAACTATGGTCAGAAGTAATACCTGCCAAGGCAAGCACAGAGGCAGGAGCAGGTCAGGTCAGAATATCGTTAAGCGATTTATTCGTTGGCGGTGCATTGACCGTAGTAGCAAGCAACGATACAGTATTAGGTGCAGGATTTACAGCAACACTGAATTTGAAAAGTGTGTAAGGAGTAATCTATGGCTAATCCAAGATATGAGCCGAGATATAACAACCAGAAAATAATAGATTACGATAACCCTGCAAGAGCAGGTGCAAAGAGGATGTCGAAGTTTTCTTCTGTACCTGCTGATCCTGAAAATACATCATGGCAAGATTCGGTAAATGGTTACGATGCATCATTCGTTGAATCGCCTTCACTAACATTCAACGGTACTGACAATTACATGAACTTAGGAAACCCAGCTTATCTGAATTTCATTCCACGCACAGACAGTTTTGAAATTGAGTTTGGGATAAGTAATTTTGATGGTTCCGCTGATGTGGCTGTAATAGACAAAAGAAGCGTAGGAGATACCACTACCTCATTACTAATTAATTTATATGCTAACTTTGATGTATATGTAGGTGGAGTTAGAACGAGATTTTCAGAGACAGTTTTAACTGATAGTAAACCCCATACAGTTAGAATTGAAATTCCAGCGGCAGCAACAGGTTTAAAGGTTTATATTGATAATACGATACAAACACCAACGGCAGGTGATAGTTCAATAGGTACGGATGAAAACACTGCATCTAATATAACATTTTGTGCTAAATATGATATAAGTGCCTTCCTTGATGGCTCTATTTCATACCTCAAGTTCACAAAGAACGGAACGCTGGTAGCACAGTTCCCTATGAGCGAAGGTGAATACGATGATGTATCTGATACTGAAAATGATTTACAGGTAACTATGGAAGGTACTACATCCAACATATGGGATAACACACAAGATAGTTTCCATTACAATATCACAAAAGGATTTGATAAATGGACATTAGATGCAGACGGTTCGATATTAGAAGTACCATATCAGTCAGACGGTACACCTTCTTTAACCAATGGTGATGCAATAGCAGGTCATACATGGGTTAGCACTCATCCATATATCCCACAAGGGCATAATGGATGTTCAACTAAGTTTCTCATGCCAGCAGGTAACACAGCTTTAATCGCTGCTGACTATCAAAATTTATGGTATGACGGCTCACAAGACCCGATTGCTAACACATTCCAGAATATCCCGACAAGGATAGGACAGAATGATTTGCTGGGTAGGTATGGCAGCATGTTGAGCGATACAAATGGTGACGGTTTACCAGATGGTTTCACAGCAGCCAATTCAACAGGTTTAACATTAATTAACAATGTTTTATCATTCACAGCAACATCGTCAGGTGGGCAAGTTAATGTACCATCAGGTATAGGTACTATTGTAGGACATGAGTATTATATGCGTGCAAGTATTGATGGAGATAGTAGCAATGTAGGTTTAGCGACAGAGGCAGCAACATTAGGCATTGCACATAGTGGTGGCGGTGAGTATGAAGATTTATCGTTTGCATTCACAGCAACCAGTACAGCACAATTAGCCCGAATCATGGATATTAATTCCACAGGATGGCAAGCTATATCGGTTAAAGATTTAACATATTTTGATAAGACTGATTTGTTCAAAGGTTTGCATATGTTGATTCCATCACAAGATATATTGGATAGAGATTATCTGAAATATTTAGGTATGGACATTGCAACAGCAAAAGATAATACAGCGAAAACAGCTAAAGGCATGACGGTATATCACAGGAAACAAGATGCCTACGATAGCACAATAATTCAACGCAGAAAGGGGATAACTGAATAATGGTTAAATTAGTTAATAGCACTGGCAAATGGTTCAGCACAGTAGATAAAATTAGCCTAACTTTGCAGAATGTAACTGATACCATTGCAGATGGTGGCGAGATATACAACTATCCCATTTTTGCAAAGATGACAGATAATAAATATAATGCAACAATACCTGCATGGTTACAACCTGACGTACCACCAGACGGCTATACAGCACCTAAAGTAAGAGACTGGCTAACTACTAAGGGGAGATTAATAGACGGCTTATGGTACTGTATACTATCACACAACAAGTCATGGATTAAATGTTCAGATGCGTTAAGGATAGCGGATATAGCAGGCGTAACATTAATGCATGAAGATGGTTACAAATTAGCAGTACAGAGCATTGAAGAATTAATATAGTACATGGCGGTAATTAGATATTTTGTCGGCAGGGCTTACCTCCGGCATTGTCGGTTAAATAAGTTGCCGCCAACCCTTATAGATATGAAGGAGATGCACAATGATAACATCATTAAGCGAAATTAAGGCTTTACTATCCATTACAACCACATCGCAAGACGATTTGATTAACAGAAATATCCCTATAATCGAAGATGATATACGGGTATATTGTAATAACGGGTTCGCTAATGATAGAGTTTATATTCAAACTGGTGATGTTACTTTTACCAGAAATTCTACAAGTGCCGATGTAATAACATACGATGGCACAGGCGAAGGATTTATTGATGCGAATTTCAAGGCAGGCTATACAGTACAGGTACAAAACTCATATAACAATGATGGGTTCTTTGATATAGAAACAGTAAGCAGCACAGTAATGACATTATACAGCAGCACAGCAAGACCATATTTTGATAATTTAGTTACAGAAGATGAGGCGGCTTATGTACAGATAAATCAAGTACTATATCCAAGGGCATTAGATAACACAGTTGTTAAGATGGTTCAATCAAAATTGGTAGTTGCTACGGTAGATGATAATGTTAAATCAGAAACGGTTTCAAGATATCGTGTTGAATTTGCAGGTGCTGAGATGGCATCAAATGGCTATCCGAAAAAGACAATGTCAGCGTTGAACAAATGGCGGAATGTCGTGTTTAAATGAGTATTCAAGATTATTATACCGAATCATTCACAGTTGAAGTTGGTTCATCAGCAGTATCAGGTATTGGCTCATGGAATCCGGTATGGTCTACAGCAGGCACTTTTAAAGGCTGGATAGACTATGTAACAGGGCGTGATGCATTGGTATCAGCACAATATATTGATGTAGCTACTCATGTAATAGGTTGCTCATCAACTAATAGTTGGGTACTAAACAGCCACAGGATTAAAGATTCAGATGGTAGTATCTACAGGGTGTCACATGTTGATAATCCAGTACGGAGAAGTCACCATCTTGAAATACTAATCGAGTATAATAAGTCCGATAACTTATCGACATAGGGAGTATGTAATGGCTAAAAAAGATGGTGTTGAATATGTATCGAATAATGTGGAAGCTCAGAAACTACTTGATAAAATGGAAGATAACATCCTATTGGCTATAGGTGCATTTGTAGATGGTGAGGCTGTAAGTCGTGCTCCTGTTGGTACATATGAAGGTGGCAAGACAGGCGGCAATCTAAGGAGTTCTATACGCCACATAGTGGATAAGGGAAAGAAAACTGTTAGAATCGGAACACCTGTAGAATATGCAATCTATGTTGAAAAGGGAACAGGTATCTATGCAGAAAAAGGTGACGGTCGGAAAACTCCTTGGCTATATGTTGACGATATGGGAATCGGACATTTTACCAGAGGCATGAAACCACAGCCGTTTTTACAACCTGCAGTAGATGAAAATATATCAAAAATTCAAGCAATAATTAAGGCGGTGAAGTTCGGTGGGATTGGTTAGTTTTATAACAGCAGTAGATACAAAATTAAAGGCATTAGGCGGTCGTGTATTTTACGGTGATCAGATAAATCCGAATACACCGATACCTTATATCAGTTGGAAGTACACAGCAAGTAACCCACTTGAAACAATCGAAGATTTTTTTATAGAAGTGAGTTTCACAGATAGCGGTACAGATGCAACAAGAATTGAAACAGCCGTTGATGCGGTTGACGGTGACGGAGATCAGACAAACCCAACAGGGTTAAACTATTATGATTATGGTGGAGGCTCATCTCCATCGTTCAGAATGTATAGAATGAATCGAGGATCAGTTCCTGCAGTTAATGAGAATCTTCTCAGGCGAGAATTGCGGTATCAGGTTCGAGTATATAATTTATAAAGGCGGTGGATGAAAAATGGCAAGTCCAAGAGATATTATATTAGGTGATGGCATATTTAGTTATGGCGATGCACTAACTACAGCAACACTAACTGATATAGCAGTTACCAGAGGTGGCGGTAATTTCACAGTTACCAATACATTCAGACAGCAGTTAGCAGATGGTGATTTCGGTTTTGTAAAAGGTCGTATTGCTATTGACGAACAGGTGGCAACACTAACAGTAAGAGCATTAGAGATGTTACCAGCGGCAGTCAATGACTTCTATCCTGCAATGAATAGTTCAGCAGGTGCAGCAGTAACCACAATCACAGGACTAATGGAAGTTGCAGCAGGCGATTACAAAAAGGTTAAATGGACAGGTAATACAAAAGGCAATAACGCAGTAACCATTACAGTTGATAATGCAATCAATATGGATCCGTTATCATGGGATCTAATTGACAAAGATGAAGTTGTTCCTGAATTGGTATTCACAGCAACATCACTTGAAGCATCTACATCAACACCATCATGGACTGTAGAGTTCGCTACCACATAAATAAAAATGGAGGAATAGGATTATGGCAGATATGCAGTTAAAAGGTAAACATATCAAAATGATAAGTAAGATGATATTCAAGATGAATCTCAAAGTAGAAACATCAAAAGATATGTCACAAATGGCGTTTGGTTTTGCTATGGTAATTGAAATCATTAAAAAGATCTATTTAGCAGACACAGAACTAAACGCATTATTGGGTGATATATTAAATGTTCCGGCTGAAAACATTGATGATATGGCACTTGAAGAAATAGCAGGAGCATTACGAACTGTTGTTATGTCAGTGATAAATTTTATCAATCCTCCCGAAACGGTGAAATAAGCTATTTTGAAATCCTTAGCTTATTGGCAACAACATATCCGGATTTAAAATATCTGATGGCTATGGATTTTGATGAATGCTTAGAGTTGTTTCGTGAGGCAACAGAGATTAAACAAGAACGGCGGCAATGGGAATTATACTGCTCCGCATATCCACATTATACAGAGAAGAACTTCATGACTTTTGAACAATTTTATCAAAAGAGTAATCCAAAAATGAGTACCAGACCGACAGAAGATATCATTGATGAAGTTGCTACAATGCGAAAAAAATATGGGTGGTAAGTATGAGGACTAAATGCAGTTGTGGAAAGGTATTTAAAGCTAAAATTAAAAGAATAATGTTAGATAAGGACATTCAGGATATATATTTTGAGTGTCCTCGTTGTATGAAAAAATATCATATAGCATTTACCGATTCGGAAATCAGAGAACATAACATAAAAATGCAAAAACTAAAAGAGCGATTACTTGAAGATAGAACTGATATGAAATTATTTGCAGAGTTACAAGAAATGATGCGACATCATAAACAGATTATGGATGAATTAAATGATACTGAAAGCAGGTGTACATCATGGCATTAGGCGGCTTTGAACTATTTAGATTATTTGGCTCTATAGGATTAAAAGGTGCAGACGGCGTTGACAAACAACTTGACGGCATAGATAAAAAGACTGGTGGATTAGCTAAGACCATGAAGAAGGTTGGTAAGGGTGCGTTAGTTGCAGGTGCAGCTGCTGCTACGTTTGCTGTAGTTGTAGGCACTAAAGCAGTAAAGGCAGCCGAATCATGGGAAACAGGGCTTGCAAATATTGATACATTGTTAGGTGGAAAAGATCCACTTAGATTGGGAGTTATAAGCGATGCTATGAAAAAACTCTCAATAGAGACAGGATTATCAGCTGAATCAGTACAAGAAGGTGCGTACCAAGTAATATCAGCATTTGGTGATACCGAAGATACTGCTGATTTGTTAGAGGTTGTTTCAAAAGCCGCAGTTGCAGGTAATGTATCTGTGGCTGATTCGTTAAATTTAGTATCAGGAATTACAAAAGGTTATGGTGATACATCTGTAGAAGCTGCAGAAAAAGCATCAGATTTAGCGTTTTTAACAGTTAAATTAGGACAGACAACCTTCCCTGAATTAGCATCCTCTATGGGAAAAGTTGTACCGTTAGCAGACGCATTAAGCGTAAGTCAAGAAGAATTATTCGGTGTTATGTCAACATTGACAGGTGTAACAGGTAACACAGCCGAAGTATCAACACAGTTTAGAGGTGTTTTACAGGGTTTAATGAAGCCATCGAAAGAAATGACAGCGGCACTTGATAAAATGGGCTTTGAAACTGGCGAGGCAGCTATAGATAGTTTAGGTTTACAAGGTGTATTGAAAGGATTGAGTGATACAGTAGACGGCGATACAATAAAATTGGCTGGTATGTGGGGCAGTATAGAAGGTGGAACAGCGGTCATGGCGTTGACAGGATCACAGGCAGAAAACTTCACAGAAAAAACACTTGCAATGAGTGAGGCATCAGGTGAGGCATCTAATGCTTATGAAGTACAGTCAAAAACATTTGCCAACAGTATGGCAAGGATGAAACAAAAGCTGAATGTTGCATTGGTTGATATAGGTACAAAACTATTACCTATAGTAGAAGAATTAATGGATGCATTTATGGAGTTAGTACCTCCGTTAATGGAGTTTATAAAGCCATTGATTGATAAGTTGATGCCAGTAGTTAAAACAATTATTGATAGGTTGTTTCCTGTATTTCTTGAATTATTAGATGCATTTATGCCTATACTTGATCCATTAATTGATATATTCCTATTTTTAGTTGATAGTGTATTAATTCCTTTGATTGATGTATTAGTACCTATTATTAAACAGATAATGCCAGTGTTCGTTAAATTATTAGATATGTTAATACCGATATTAGAACCATTGGTTAAATTATTTTTCCAATTAGTCGAGGCGATTTTACCGCCATTGATGGATCTTGTGCTGAAGTTAGTAGAGGCATTCATGCCTTTGATTGAAGCAATACTGCCTATAATAATTGAACTGCTTGAAATAATGATGCCTATATGGTTATTATGGATAGATGCTTTGTTATGGTTAGTCGATACAATATTACCAGTATTTATAGCAGGTTTAACATTCTTAGCAGAAAAAGTATTTCCGAAAATATTAGAAGCATTGAGAAAAATTAAACCAGCGATTAACAAGGTGGTAAAATGGTTTAGAGAATTACCCGCAAAGATACCTGCAATTATTGAGGAACTTAAAAACAAAATTGTGGCAGTTTGGGAAAAAATAAAATGGGCTACAAAAAAGGCATTCTTGCAATTAAAAGGAACTATATTCATGGCATGGTGGAATATCCGGAAAACAGTAGGTGAAGCTGTTACTAAATTAATCGATAAAGTTAAAGAGATACCTAAGAAAATAAAAGATAAATTCAGTGATTTTAAAACCAGATTAAAGGCAGCAGGTAGCAATTTAATAACAGGTTTATGGAACGGTATATCAAGTAAAGTACGATGGATAACAAATAAGATAAAAGGTTTTTCAAGTTCTGTTATCAAGAAAATAAAATCTATATTCGGCGTAAGGTCGCCATCTACAGTAATGGCAGGTATCGGTGTTAATCTTGATGAAGGTTTAGCAAAAGGTATTATAAAATCCATTGATGTAGTTAAGAAAGCTGCAGGTAAGATGGGTGGTATTGCGATTGATGCAGTTGCTAATCCTATAAATATGGGTGCTGTGAATAGTCCATTAGCTAATACACCAATGATAGCAGGTATGGGTAATGGCTCACAGGGTTTAATAGTAAATTTCTATGATACAAAAGTATTTGATACAAACGATATTCGTAAATTATCAAATAGTGTATATCAATATTGGCAGTCAATGGGAGTAGGTAAAGCACGATGAAGATTGAAGTATTAGGAGTTGACAGAACATCGGCACTATCAGCAGCAACGCTGAATGTAACAAGAATATCAAAACAAAGAAGAACCTGTTCAATGTCTTTATTTGCTCCTGCATCTTCTTTTGTTCCGGGAATAGGTCAGGACTTGAAAGTTTATGATGATGATTTAAATTTAATATTCGGTGGTATTATAAAAAACCTTGGTACTCAGCAATATGACAGTGGCAAGGGTAACGCTGTGAACGTCCTAACAAGCATCTATTCAGATGGTTACAACAGTATAGCTGGTAGGCGTGTGTCGCTCATGGCGTACAGTACAAGCTATGCAGGGGTTATTGTAGAGAACTTGCGAAGTGGCGTACTAAATGAAGTTGGTGCAAGTGAAGGAATCGGGGCAGGTACTATTGACAATGGTTCATATTATGAGCGATTCGCCAGACCGCTAACATCTATCAAAGATGTATATGATGAATTAGCTAATGCCTCAGGCTTCAAATGGTACATTGATGATAGTAAGGATTTGTACTTTGCACAGGAATCATCAACACCGGATGCAGCACATGAAATAATGAGTACAGGCACATTTTATGATTACTTTGATTTTTCAGTTACACAGAATATAGCAGAATATCGGAATAGGCAGATAGTAGTTGGTGGCTCTGATTCAGATACAGGGTTAGCAGTACAGGTTGAAATTGACAGTTCAGCACAGATAGCAACACAACAGGCGTTAGAGGGTGGCTCATCTTATTCATCCGGTATATATGCCAATATAATAAATGATACTAATATCACCAATGCTACGGATGCGACAACGGTAGCAAACAACGCATTGAAGCAATACGGCTATCCGGAAGGAATCCAATTCAAAAGCAGGCAGACAGATTGGGAACCGTCAACAAAGTTAAAGTTGAAGCTGCCTAAATACGGTATTGATGATACGACCTATTATTTAGTTGAAGAAGTTACATTGGACAAGATAAACGCTAATGAGTTTGTATCAACTATAGTAGCAAGCAAAAGAGATCCGTCAGATTTTTCATCACAGAAAGTGCCTGATGATGTGGACTTTATGACCGATTTAGTTCGTGCAACAAGAGAAAGTAATGCTTTCAAAGTCGATATGTATTCACAAGATGAAGCACCTATCGGTATACCTGCAAAAACATTGTGGGATGATAGCGATGATATGACCAGATATGATCTAACCGAATTAACAGGCGATGTTGTTTTGGTTACTACAGACAATGAATTTCTAACAGCATCCGGAACATTCAATATAACATTACATACTGCATCTATTGCAGGGATTATCAAGGATATATATAACAACGGCACAGGCACGATAGGTATTATCGGCACAGTAAATGGTAGCACAGGCGGCATATTGTTATATCCAAACGAGGGTGTCCACTTGATAACAGACGGCACAGAATGGAGGCATTAAATGGGAGTTTGGAAACGAGTTAGAAATATTAAACGATATTATGTTAGTGGTGCATGGGAGACTATATTGCCACAGTATGAAGATCAAACAAAAATATGGAAAATGATAGAATTTGATAGTAAGATATATGCAGGCACAAGAAGTGCAGGTAAGTTGTTAGAATGGAACGGCGGTGATACATGGACTTTAAAGGCTGGTACTTATGCAGGACAACCGGAAATAAATATAATTGAGTTTGATAGCAAGATTTATGCAGGCACTTCTCCAACAGGCTTATTATTAGAATGGAATACCACAGGCGAGACATGGAGTACAGTAGCAGGTCAATTATCTGCACAGGGTGTCCGTTGTATGGGTGTACATGGTGGTTCTTTGTACGGAGGTACAAACCCTGATGGCATGCTGTTTAAATGGGATGTTGGCAGTACAGAATGGACTATGGTTGCTGATGGGTTTTCAACAACTACGAGTACTGAATATTTAGAGGAATTAGTATCATATGATGGAACATTGTATTGTGCTGCTTGGGGCGGTGATGGTGGAGCAAAATTATTAGAACATAATAGTACAGGAGCATCATGGACTATTGATGCAACCACAACGGATGCCAGTTGGGCTACGAGTTTAGCAGCATATAATAGCAATATGTACATTGGTACTTATTCTGACGGAAGATTATTGGAATGGACACCGGGAACAACAACGCAAGTTTTTACACAAAAAGCAGGTTCATTGGTAGAAGGTAATCATTCAATACAATCATTGATAGAATTTGATGGTAGCTTATATGGTGGTACAGGCTGGAATGATACACAGGGTGCTAAATTATTTAAATGGAACGACGTTGACACATGGGTACAAGCAGCGGATCAAGTAAATGGCAATAGATATATATGGGATATGGTAGACCTAAACGGTGTTCTATATGCAGGTACGGGTGAAAAAGGTCAGCTCCTAAAATTTGTTGATAGATAGGTGATATGATATGATAAGACAAAGGAATGTAAAAGAAATAACAACAGGTGCAACATTGACCGTTTCGCAGATGGGTGATATGTTTTGTAGTTCTACATCGGCACAGACTTACAAGATGCCTGCTGTATCAGATGGTCTATGGTATAGACTAACAAATATTAATGCAGGAATAGTAACAGCTACTAATCCGTCAGATGTAGCATTGAAAGTATTATATCAAGATGAATCGTGTTTGTTTTTAAACAACGGTACTAATTGGTATATTGCAGGAGGGTTAAAAACACCGAGTTGGAATGATATATACATACCGTTAGCTGCGGCAAAAGTACCAGCGTCAAACGCTCCAACATGGTCGACATATAGTTCGAATTTAAAATCTTATACATTTGGGTTGAATGATTATGCAGATTTATCAACGGTAGAGATTTTGCATAACTGGAAAGAAGGTACTGACATTGATGTACACGTACATATAATCACAGATGGAGATAATAACGCAACAGCACGAAAAGTAAAGTACCAGATATTTTATGATATTGGTGACATGGGTGAGCAAATGGCTGGTGAAGCAAATTTCAGTGGCGAGGAAGATATACCTGCAAACGAACCTGATATAACTCACCACTATATAGATATAGGAGAAATTACAGGCACTAATTATAAGGTAGGATCATTATTAAAGTTAAGAGTTAAAAGGATAGCGGGTACAGGAGTAGAACCTATTAGCGATCCATTCGTTGAGATGATAGGCGTTCATTATCAGATAGATACATTAGGCAGCAGAACTGAATTTGTGAAGTAGGGAGATATTATGGAAGGTTTAGACGTAAGTTTTTGGATTGGAATTGGTATACAATTATTCGTATATGTGTTATCATTTATAGTAGCAATAGCTGTTATGCGTGTTAAACTGATTTATGTTGAAAAAGAAGTTGACAAAATATCAAGTACCATGAGGGTAGAATGTGAAAAGACAACTATCAACACAAGGGATATCAAGTCTGCACATAGGCGAATTGACGAATTACGGGCTGATGTACACGATAATAATGGTAAGGAGAGGTAGTAATGAATGAATATGACGGTATGAACCTGAACAACAACGGCGAATTTTTAGAAGAAGCAATAAAAGAAAAGTCACTATTTAAAGTGCAGTTGGCAAAGCTAATAAATATGAAGTCGATAATAACCATGTGTGTATTGCTTGTGTTTGTGATATTGGCACTCAAAGAAGTGTTACCAATTAAAGATACATTCACGATTATATTAATGTCGGTTACATATTTTCTTGGCTACCAAACTAAGAAGAAAGCAGATGATAACAAATGACTAAAAAAGAAGCGATAGAATATATACAACGGCTATTGAATAAATACGGCACACAGAGGGTTGTTGTCGATGGTTATGCAGGTGATGTTACGGAAATGGCATTAGATACTGCCTTGGATATCAAGCCAAAGACAGAGCATTTTTCTTATGAAGAATTTAAATGTAATGATGGTTCATACCCTCCGAAGCGGTATTGGGATGATTTACAGCTATTGATGTATAAATTAGAACATCTAAGGTCATTGCTTGGTGATAGGGCTATTACTATTAATTCAGGGTACAGATCACGCAAGTACAATAGAAAAATTAATGGTGCTAAGAAATCACGTCATATGTACGCAGAGGCAGCAGATATAGATGTCGAAGGAATGTCAGCAAATAAAGTATACGAGGCAGCTAATCAGATATTCAAAAGGGGCGGTGTAGGCAAATACAAGAATTTTACCCATGTAGATAATAGAGGGTATCATGCCAGATGGTAATATAAATTGTTATTGCAGCAACATAGCGAAGCGGATAGCATATGATTAAAGACCTTCTAACGAGGGTCTTTTTTATTTACCCTTTTTTACCAACAGCCAATAACCTTTACATATTAATTATCTAAAATAGTTATAAAATAAATAAAATACTTTTAGAAAAGGGGTTGACAAGTTAGAAAAGCGTGGTATACTATAGATAGAGATTAATAAATGGAGGTAGCGAAATGCACGAATACAAAATGAAGGTTGAGTGTATGAACTCAGAGCAGGTAGGATGGGCAATATTTGGTAGCAGGGACGCACTCAAAGAAACATTAGGAGTGCCAGAAGGATTTGTTGCAAGTGTAGACAACTCAGATATAAACGGCGTTATAGTGCCAGATTATTTCATGGGCTACACAGCAGCACAGAACTTCATCTACACAGTTTATAAGGAGGTTAATGCTTAATGACAAAATTTAAACTGAAAAACAAACTTGCTATCTTTATGTTCACGCATAAGATTAAGCAGGGAGAGCTTGCTGCAGCAGTCGGATGCAGTCCGGCAACCATCAGCCAGATTATCAACGGCAATACCAGCCTAAAAGTTGATATGCTATCTAACATAAGGCTGTATTTATCAGAGCGTACAGGGCTTGTAGTTAAGATGTCGGATATCATGGAGGGTGAACTATGGACAGATTAATAGATGTGAGAACGCTCAAAGACTTGGAGGAAATCAGGGCAATAATGTTATCATGCGGTATGAATGATGTGAGATTACGCATCTATAAGATTATACATGATGCAGGCGTTAATGAGTTAATCAGCAATTATGAAGCTGAACAATTAGAACCGGAAGATGAATATTCACAAAGGAGATATGATGCATTCGTATTTCAATCTTTAATGGAAAATGTCGATGATTACTTATCTGATGTTATGCAGACAGCAGAAATAAACAAAGCTGCAATAGCAGTGTTAAGGGAACTCTGCACACAACGAGCAAAGGAAGATGAAGCAGCTTTAAATAGCGAATATGAAAGGGATCTATTATGAACAATACATCATTAGTAAAAATCAATGATTTTAAGAATCTACTAAATGACAAATCGGTAATGGCACAGATACAGAACAGTTGGGGCAAGGACAATGCAGGAGCATTCAGAGCATCGGTACTTGACTTATACAGTACAGAAACAGGGCTGCAAAATTGTGACCCAAAAGCGGTATTGGTTGAGGTCTTAAAGGCATGTGCATTGAAACTTCCTATAGTTAAAAACCTCGGTTTTGCATATGTAGTACCATTCAAAAATAAGCCAACATTTACAATCGGTTACAAAGGTCTGATACAGCTTGCACAAAGAACAGGGCAATACAAATTTATCAATGCTGATATTATCTATGAAGGTATGCTTATTGATAAAAAAGAATTTAGATTGACAGGCGAATTAGATATAACAGGCGATATCATAAGCGATAATATCACAGGGTATTTTGCATATATTGAATTGCATAATGGTTTTCAAAAAGCTTTTTACATGCCAATAGAAAAGGTTCAAAAATACGGTAAGAAGTATTCACCATCATATGGATCGAACTTTAGTCCTTGGGTAAATGAATTTGATAAAATGGCAATGAAAACATGTTTACGACAATTGATATCGGTATATGGTGTAATGTCCTCTGAAATGCAAACCATTCTCAACACAGAATTTAAAAGAGAAACAGAGATGATAGGCAGTGGCGATGAAGTTGTAAATCCATTCACAGAAACAGACAGCAGACAGCAGGACATAGAAGATAATGTTGCTGAATAAAGATAATTATTTTGAACCAGCAATGAATATGAAGTATATGTCTGTATCACAGTATAAGCGATTCACTGAATGTGAAGGTATGGCAATGGCTATGCTGAAAGGTGAATACATATACCCTTCCTCAATTTCAATGTTAGTCGGCAGCTATGTTGATGCACACTTTGAAGGTAGTCTTGATGAATTTATAACCAGAAACCCTTTAATATTCACACAGAAGGGTACGCTACGGTCAGAATACAAAAAGGCTAACGAGATAATTAAACGGATAGAACGTGACGAATTATTTATGCAGTTTCTAAGTGGTGAAAAGCAAACAATATTTATAGGTGAATTATTTGGTATTGAGTGGAAGGTTAAAATTGATAGTTATATTTCTGATAAATGTATTGTCGATTTAAAAACATTAAAAGATATGAGGTTCATCGACAAGTGGAGATATGACATTCAGGGAGCAGTTTATCAGGCGATAGTCAAAGCTAATACAGGTAAGAAGTTACCGTTTTATCTGTCTATTGCAACCAAAGAAACCGTAACCGATATTGACATATTTCAGATACCAAACTATCTACTGAAACAAGCACTTGAAGAAATCGAGGAAAACATACTGCATATCATGGATGTTAAAAACGGAGAAGTTGAGCCTGAATATTGTGGTGTATGTGATTATTGTAAGACAATTAAGAAAGCGACGATTAGAGATTATACTGATTTGTTGCAATAAGGAGTAAATGATGGCAATAAAAATTAATGGGTTAGAAGTCAAAGACATGCTGAGAGTTAAGGCAGTAACATTCATACCAGATGAAAAAGGGTTATTCATTGTAGGTGGTAAAAACAAGCAGGGCAAAACAAGCCTGCTGAGAATTATTCAATGGGTACTTGGTGGTGATAGGTATAAACCATCTGATC